TTTTTATTTTTTGGAACCGGTACTTTTTCATGTTTCGCATATGCTCTATTGTCGCAACCTTTCCCAATATAATATGGAGAGCCTTTATGCGAAGTATCCGAATCTTTATTACGGATATAGGCATAGACATAGAATTTCATGATGACCCCATTTGTATACGAAGTGTGTAGATGATTTCTAGTGATCGGTTAGCTGATTTCTGAATCGGGTGAAATATAACATGCGTAAGCATTAATTTTGACTTAGTTCCGGGTATGTTAGAAAAATCCGGAGTCTGGGTAACAAAGTTACTAACATCTGTAGTAGTTTGTGTAAACCCGCCTGAAAAAATGTTATTTGATCCAGCAAATAGACCAATTTCGTTAAAGACTAATGTATTTGGGGAAAATGCTGCCGCTGGCGTCGGGTTGGTTGAACTAGTGCCAATAAATCCCGAATTATCAAGAGATGTTTGCTGAATGTTAGTCGACGCAGATATACCAATCGGTGGCTCAGTATATCCTAATGTTACCTCGGTGATAATATCTTCGTAGTTTGTTGCAAAGTTTTCACTAGGAATATAAGAACGAGATAGTTGATTGTAACTTGGCGTATCTGTAGAATCGTTGGATAGTTTTTTTACGTAGATAGTGTTATACAAATTAGCAGTAGGGTTTTTAACTAAACTGCCGTCTCCACCCAGCGACGGCTTGTATGATATTGTCCCGGTTGGTCCAACGTAAGCCCCGCCGTTTCCAAATGCCATATAGTATAAGAAACTACTTGAATTACCGATCAATGCGTTTGCTAATGCAGAAGACATATTTCCGTATAGAACATCGTTGTGTGTATCTACCAGGACTTCTTTAGTATCTGAATCAGATATTTTTACAAATCCTTGTATAGAAGCACGAAAAAAATCTTGCATCCTTAACCCCTTTTATTAACTAGCACTTCACCAGTGTCTTTATCTTTTATCAGTAAGTGACACTGAACATCCATGCGGGCAGTGTCGACAAAGGTATCATCTTTTTTATCATTGACTTTTACATCTTTGTCTTTGTTTTCTTTATTTATCACAATAATTATCTCCCAGTTTTATATTAAGGTATACTTGTACCTTGTTCGGCTTTTAAGAAAATTGCTTGTGCAGTTCCCGAATACCATAAGCCGCCAACCGGTATATTTGAGACACTCGTAAATCCTCCCGGGATCGGTGTTGCCGGGTCTGGTAGTGCGGGAGCCAAGATAACATTCCATACCTCGTCTTCGGAGCCTGCAGCAAGATTATTTCCTTGCTCAACAAACGCCTTTGTTGTTGCAATATGTTCTGTGGGCGCCGTGCCTCTTGTTCCGCGACGAACTAATCTTAATTCCCATACATTGGTCGAAATTTGCGTCTTCGATTTGTATTCAATTCTTTCACCTTCGATCCAGATTACACCTGGGTCAAACGATTCCGGGGTTGGTAAAATATCACTAAACGTAGATACTGTTATAACATCTGTATTTTCATTTAATGTAGTCGGTGCAGACAAATCATATACTAATGTTCCCGAATCTACGTCAGCATTTCTGTAGAATGTGGCACCGTCAAGTGAATTTGTATTTACTTTATAACTTATTGTATTATCAAGCATAACAACATACCCGCCAAACTCAGTCGGTATGTCTGTTACTTCGTTAGATAGGGTGTATGTAAATGTTGTTGGGGCTATGATTGCAATAACAAATATTCCGTTAAATTCGGGCACATTTATACCGCTGATAATCAACGTCGATCCAGTAGGAACAGTTATAGGGTATTGTGTTGTTGCTGTTGCTGTTGTGCCGGATGCGGTCACAGATGTGATTGCAAATATACCGCCATTATCCCATGATGATATATCGTATGGGGCAGCATCCCAGGCGCCTCCAGGGTTAGTATATGGTTCGCGAGTGTCGACATTTATAACAATTCCGTCCTTAGGATAACCGTATGCAATCTCATTCCTGTATGTGTTGAACCTAAAGAATTGCATGCCTCCGCCATCGTACAATACCAGTGCAACAGGCACTGGTCCGGTGCTCGGATCTTCAAAGAAGTAAACAGTATATGTCAAATCCTGATTATATTCTACGTAATAATCCTGCCCGTATAAAAGAATATCAGTGTCAATCTGTACAGCAACAATATCTCTTGGCGCAATAAATGTTTGTGGGTTATTTAAATTTACTCCGTCAAACGTAAACGTATAAGGATACAATTCTGAAAGTCCGACCCTTGATGAATCAAAGAAATTTAACGGAACTGTGTACACGTCTTCCCTTGAAATAAACTGTTCTACATCAGTAAAGAGTGTTTGTGCATCGACATTATAAACAGGCAGCGGGCAAACATCCCACGCATAGCTGTCCCACGGACCGGGGCCGGATTCATTATCGCACGCTGCGTCCCAATGACCTGCTTCGTCCACACCGGTGTTATCCGGCCCAAACGCAAGCTTAGTGTTGATCTTATACGAATCAGATGCGGTACCTACGGCAATGTCGTTTGTACTATAAGCACTAGTATAATCTCTAATCTGAGTATGGTAAGGCTTTGAATCGTTGATGTATGCAATTACATTGTTGATGTTATCGGGCTCGAATAGTAAGCCCTGTGTTAATGGTACATTATTTTCTTTAATATAAATGTAAGATGTTTTAAATACCCAATCTGGATTTTTTTGTTCGCTAAGAACATAGTTTATCATTGAGAAGAATAATTCATTCTGGTCAACTATATTTGCATTCACCATTACTTGCGTTCTAAAGGCATTTAGAAGTTCTCTTAACTCAACAGATAGCCCATAGATATTAGCAGTTGTATAAACAGTATTCAGCAGCATAATTGCACTATTTTCAATAGCCACTTCTTCGAGACTCAATGCAGATACAGATGCCGACGGTTGAACAACCGAGTAAAGCACAAATCTACCGTCTATAGTCCCGTTAGTGACTTGAATAATATCACCAGCTGAAAGTTGTCCGGCGGTAAGTGCACCAGTAGCCTCGGACAATGTTTGAAATACAACGTTAGGTGTTACATTTTCAAACCCAATTTTGTACCAGTTAGTGTATTTCCAATATTCATCAGTTGATACGCTAGCATTCCAGCCAGGATTATCATCGCGTATTGCAATATTCTGTAATAGTTCATTTGCAGCCTGCACAAATATTTTTCTAGCAGACTGTAATTTTACAAACATTCCCTGCCGCGGGCGATACATGATTCCGTGCTTTTCAGCCTCGCTTAGTGCAGGATCCGGTACTGGAAGAACTTCACCTACAGATCCGTTGATAGTTGCCCAGCCCGACCCCACAATATCCCATGGTAACGAATCCCATGGAAGATTTTCGTAAACTGTAATACCGCTGTATTCGTCAGACGCAGGTAGAAATTTAGTATAACCGCAAATACTGTCTACCATCTTGTTCCAGAATTGATCAGTGACAATAGAATTAGAATCACCTTCCCTGAAGAATTTCCATTGTGCATGTTCCTGATCTTCCCTCTCAGATAACCTGTATTCAACTTGTACGTTGTTACCCTGATATGCAAGAATTTCTTGCACATTATAGAACATATATGAGTTGTTAGCATTGGTCTGCTGAATGGGTGCAAAGAAAGCATAACCCTGGCTCTTAGGCGATTGTAACAACCGTGCCACATCTAATGCTGCAAGAGTCCTGTTCTCGACGTTTGGCATGTCGGTTGCATTCAGGACCCAGAAATAGTAAGAAATTGCAGTCGAGTTAGTAAATCGGTTAGATGTTACAACCTCTACATAAGTTGTAACATCTCGTGGAATACCAGTACCATTATATTGACTTGGCGGTACAGGACTTTTAACCCATTCGTAGATGTCAATGACACTACCTGGGAAAATTTGTGCCCAATGATCTCTGCGGTATACTAGATTTTCTGTATTAGTTTCTAACGGTACGCCGTCTGCCCCAGTTGCAATTGGTTGTTCATAATACACATATCTTGTCGACGATAGATCCCACCATAGTTGCCCAACTTGCCTTTCTGCAAATATAATATTTTCACTAAACAATCTTTCGTTTGATGTAACATTATATCGTGCCGGATCTTGCAACGATGTATATGTTATGTTCTGCTTTGCTGGCCCAGGTAAGACATTCTTAAACGGGTCATAAATTGGTAGTTGCACAATTTCGTTCGTAGTTAGAGCCGAGTAGACAGATGCACTTTTAAATAACGAAGAATTGATTAACTCTTCTTGTACGCGATACGGGCTTAAGAAAAGCGGACCAGTGACATCCCATCCGGCTTCAAGAGCCCAGACGTCGGTAATTTCTTTATCCCATACTCGAATGTCCCATCGCCCCTTTTCGCCCTGTACTTTAAACACGGCCCATTTTTCGGCGGCATTATCTACCCAAACTAAATCATTGATACCAACATACGACGGTAGCAATGGTGCAACGGGCGGGGTGATAAATCGCATTGTTTTAAACAGCAACATATCGGTGAAATCTGCATAGGTACCAATGTCGTTGGCAGTTATTGGTGCGCCGTCTAGCGAGGTAAGGGAATACGCATTGTAATCAGTTAATGTTTCGGGATCAGTATATATTTCCGGACTATTGTAATCTTGTGATTCGTAAGGTAGGAACGCAACAGCATAATTTGTGTCGCCAGCAACAACTCCGTTAACTTTTTGTTGTAAAACAATTAAATTTCCGTAATCTGTAGATACCCCAGCCGTTGTGTATGATTGTGGTGCTATTGTTACGCCAGTGTCGAGTAGAAGAAGTAGGTCGCCGTTGGCATCCTCTTGCACGCGCCAGTTAGGTACAGCTGACGGGCTAGACACCATATTGACAAGCTTGTAAACATTCCAATCCTCGGTGAATGTTTTTGCAACCCAAACAGTATTATATTCTCCTGGGTTAAATGTTGCCGATCCCCATGTAGTAACTGTGCGTATAACATCAAATACACTGAAATCAATATCGTTAAAATTTACATATCCTGCGTTGGGTAACGGATAATCAATTTTTGGTGTTGTAGGAAACTCGAGTGAATAAGCAGGGTCACTCGGTCTAATAATCCACTGTTCGGTTTGATCGATGTCAATGTCAACAATGTTATCTAATGACTCGTCATTGATAATTTCACCTTGCCATACACTATATACACGGTCAAGGACATTTAGTGTATTGGTAGAAATCACGTTAACTGTGGGCGCCGACAAATATCCGTACCCAGGGTCTGTTATATCAACTCTGGCAATTCTGCCATTACTATCTAATACTGCGTAAGCCCTTGCTTGTCGTAACGGCTGTGATAATAACGGATCCAACGGTAATGCATCTGGTGCATTAATAAGAACAGCAGGTACACTTGTGTAAATTGTTTCTGCATTTAGTATATTGATTTGTTTAACAAACCCAATTGTCGACGGAATGTAATTCATCCGTGCAATAATTACTTCGCCAGTATTTTGCTCGGGCACTAATAAAAATTCTGTTGATACTTGCTCAACCGAATTACCAAACTCTCCTAATTTTAGTGCCCATTCTTCGTATACTTCAATTATTTCATCACTTTGTACTTTAGTGGATCTAAACAATTTCTCAAACGCCTGATTTGTTCCCTTCTGGCGAATTGCACCTTGATAGAAGAGATATTGTACGTCGTTTGATACTTCTAAGTTATCTAGGTAACTTTTACTTTCGTAGCCGATTAGGTGGCGACCTAGGTCTTCTAAGCTGGGATTATCAATTGTTACGTTAGGATCATAGTAATATCGCATAGCCGAAACAATGGTATCAAAGTTCGGAACTAGCTCATCCTCGATGATTAGATACCCTGGTGCTTCCATCTTACCATACCAGCCGTTGCTTCTAAATCCGTTAAATCTTAGACGCTGCTGTCTTGCACGGAGTAGTGGAGAATATACAACGTCATTAAAATTTGTTGTATTATCAAACATCAAGACATGTTCTGTTTCGGTCGAATTTACTTGCAGATAATAAATTCCACCGGCAGCCAGGCTTGTTGGTTCAACAGTAATTAACTGACCTTCTCTGTTAGTCGCTGTATTATTTGGAGCAATTGCTACGCCAAATTTATCTAGTATGCTATACACCCCGTTTGACATTGTCTCAACATCTACTGGATATCCTCTAGAAACTCTTAAAGTTGCTTTGTTTGCAAGTGGACTTAATTGTATAGATGCATCTGGTGCCCAGTTGGTATTAAGCCAGAATAGAAACTGCTTTGCAGACGATAACCAATTACTAATCTGGTTTGTTTCTTGACTCACTTCGTCAAATACCCATCCCTGATCTGTCAAATATGCGCCCCAGCCAATTAAAAAGTCAAACACTTCTTGTGCTGATTTAAAAATTGTACCGTACGGGACTGTAGTTATAGTCTCTTCAGAAATTGGCTTATAAGATACAGAAATTCCGCCAACTGTTGGCAAAGCTCTTAATTTTTGATATCCTGACGGTATAAATGATTGCACTTGTTGTGTCACAAGGCTCACATAGTACACGCCGTTATACCTAACAATATCGCCTTCTTTGTAGGTTGCACCGGGTGTAAAGTACAAGAACGGTGACGGCGTGCCGCCAATTGATACATCAATCAGTTTTGCTGTTGATCTATCGAACACTTTAAATTCAGATGTTAGTAAATCATAACCATAAACTACAAACGTACCATCAGCAAGTGCTCTTATTACTACGCCGCTGTACGAATATGTTTCGACCGGCGGGCTTGTGTGCAAAAACACCTCAAAATTTGTTGAAGGAATTAGTAAAGTGCTAGTTGCCGAATCTGGGCTAATCGATTCTATGTACGTGTTTGTTGTATCCTTGTTAGTGAACCCAGCAAGCTTATTTGCCAAGTTGACATCTAGCGTTCTAATTTTCTGACCAAATGTTGCACCTACATCTTTGTTAAGGAATAAAATTCGATCACTAATCCATCGTTGATATCCGTAACGTACTGCTATATTACCATCCACTGTCTCGGCATGTACGATTTGACTAGCATTGCCCGGCCTAAACCAGTTAAAGAATTTGTTATCACTGACATACGCGTCGTTTTGCACATATTGCCAGTTTGTGTTAGATCTTACCGGTCCCTCTATTCCCGGAATATCTATGGTTCCCGGTGATAATTCAGTTCCCGCTGTGTCCCATAGCAGTTCACCAAATGCAGCGGGGCGCATTAGATATAGAAACTCCTGAACACTAAAAGCATATCCAGATGTTGACATCCATGCCTGTTCCACCGGACCGCCGCCGCCGTATGCCCACTCGATTTCAAAACCATCAAATGGTGCAAAGAAGTTTCCTGAAAAAGACACATCAAATAAATCCATTACGGAAATAATTTCGCCAGCCGTGTCAACCGGAATTAGTGTAGACAGCCCGGAGCGTGCCCACATTTCCTGGGGCTGTACCTCGAGTGTTATCGGATCATATATTGCTGACGGACCCTGGCGGATAATACCAGCTTCGAGGTCATTATACATGATGCTGTTGCCATTTGCAGTTGATGCCCATACTTCTTGGCCGGCAAGATTAGACACTGGCGCTCCATATTCAGATACCCACCAAGCGGGTTGCTCACTAAATCCAAGCATCTCCCACGGACGAGTATCTGGATTATACGTGTCGTAGTAATACTGAAAAATCCCTTTCCAGTTGCCGGGTAAGTTTAACGGATCATCGGCAGTGTTGACTGCAACTGAATAATTGTAAAGTTTCCAAATGTTACCGACCCCGGGCACAAAAGAAGGAACAACCGTTGCACCTAGACTAGATGTTGCCCAGTCGTTAACTCGGTAGTTTGCACGATTCTTTGCTGACCACTTATTTAAAAAGGATTCAGATATTTCTAAAAACTCGTCTCTAGAGTAGCGAGTGGTTCTAAAAAACCCAGATTTTACATCTTCGATGCGAACCGGTAGGCGATATTGATTCCTAAATTTATACTGAATTAAGTTATAAATTCTTTTTTCAAGCTCTAATAGCAGTTGATCTCGGTAATCGTTGTATGCAATAGTTTTAGATCCATCGTGGCCGATGATTACAGCAGTGGGGTTTACATACGATGTATCTAGCTCAATTCGTGGTAAAAATGTGCCGTATGCGCCGACCTTGGTAGGTGTTGACGGAATATATGCTGGCAGCGGATTCTTGTAAAATGTTGCTACAATTGTACTACCGGGTGTCACAGTCGGTTTAAACTGAACGTCAATTGCCAGATTAGTAGAAACAATTTCGTAATCTACACCAATAACGAGTAGTGTCTCAAGTCCAGTAACATCGTAAAAATATACAGAGTTTCTAGGGTCAGTTATATCCAAAAACTCTGATAAAGTCACTGACCCTATCAATGGCACTGAAATTGTCTCAGTTGAATAAGGACTGCCATTGGCAACCATATACGAGTATGCAAACGCATTAGAAAACTCTTTTGACACGTTAACTATTTTTAAAATCTCGTCAACCCAAGCACTTACTACAATAGTGTTATTGTAATACTGCACCGGGTTGAACCCGGTATTGATCAGCTGAAGTGCTGTGCTTAAATATCTATTTTTAAACTTTGTATACTCGTCTTGGCTAAATCTGACACCTTTTACGAAACTTAGATCATCTTCTGACGATACAAGCATTGTTTTTAACAGAGGTGTTACGTTCTGCAATATAAATGATCCAACAGATCTATTCTTTCTAGAATCTCGGTAGTTATTATCGCCGCCAAATGGTATACCGGTTGCACCTAACTGGTTTGCAATTATCGACGAGAACTGATTAATTAGGTTACTTCCGCTAATTTCAAAAATTTCTTCCTGTGTAGGATTAGCCTCTAACTGCTGAGGGATCTGGAAAAATCCAGTCGCCAACGGATCTAATAAACCGTGCGTATATGTTTGCAATTCAACAGCAGGTGCCTGTTTTACTGTTGGAAGTAAAGCGGTAATATAGGAGGTTAAATCAACATACAGCTCGTTATTGATTGTTACAATGGTATAACCGCTGGCTTGTTCGGCAGATGATCTTATTTCATTGCCGTTGACGATTACAATAATATCGGGTGCTGACGGATACCCAAACGGCAGGACACTTAATTTAAATTGATATTCTGTTCCAAATCCTACTACATATTTGTCAAATACTCTTTGTTTGCTGCTTTCTAAGCACGTACTTGCCGGTGCCACAATATCTGCGCACAAACACGGCTGATACAAATTCCAGTTGTTAAACAGAACCGGTGACGGCGTGGTCTTGTAGTAATAATATCCGTCGATGTTTAATGCGGACAGTGCATAATTATATCTGTCTGTCATTAAATTATTTTGAAAAACAATATCTGATGCCTGTCCCAGCGATGAATATACAATGGGGAATTTTAGAACAGGATCGACAGTAGCACCAGCATCTGTGTTAATTTTATACGAAAATATCTTATTGCCATTAAAATTACTTAATGGATACTTTACATCGTTGTCGAGCCTGACGCCTTCGTGATCGTACAATTGGAACAACGGTGGTTGATTTAATCTCACCTTGTCGTTAGTTGCCTGTTGCCACGCACCGGTTTCGTAATACCATGTTTGTCCGCGCTGGGCGCCGTTAAATGGGCCGTCCTCAAGTATAAACACGATGTCCCCAGTAACTACCGGTGTATTCCAGCTAGTTACCGGTGAAAATGTAACTTCACCACCTGGTTGAATTGTAACCTCAAAAATATAGTTATTAATTTGTTGAGTATCAACAATTTCGTCCCACTCGATGCTATCCCAGAGAAATGTATCCCACGGAAACTCGTTGATATCTATTTCGGATGTATCGTTAAAGAAACTAACTAAATTGCCGGTTGATAAACTAATGCCAAGCTCGGTATTTAACAAAGATACTTGCCTACCGGAATATAAGGATAGCAACATCGGGTTACCTGCAGCATTATCTCTAAATCCGTATTGTATCTCGGAATTAAATTGTGTACCAGAATCCCATAATGTTAAATCGACTACAAACTGAATAATAGGGCGTAACGCTCTGCTAGCATTAGTTGGAAATCCAATATCTGTCAATCCTACTGTTTTTGTAATGGCATCAATGTGGAACCATTTATTTGTACGCGACCACGCATTTCTGTCAACAGAACCACGCTGAATTGTAATATAATCACCCGACGATGGTTGTGTTTGTGTATCCCATGTAATTGCGTCCCAATTTTCATTTCGGATAACGCGACCGGTAGATAACTCAAGTACGCCGTCCCATGGCAAGAATTCAAACACGGTGCCCGATGTAAAATCTGAAAATTTACCAACTAACTGTATTCCGTTACAACCGCCAAAGTTTTCAATAATTCGCGCATCTTCGTATAACGCAGAGCCGGTGAAACTGATTGTTAATCCGGTAGTAAATTTAAGATTTGGCGGAGTTGCAGTCGCTGGAGTTGTATAAGATGGTTGTCCAATAATTTCAGTTTCTATATATTCGTCAAGTGTTGCGTATCCACTGATATCAATATCTGAAATGTTGATAGTTGGCAACCCCTGTTCAACCCAGTAATAATTCTGATAGTTAATAAACATATCATAATCAATTGGCGGAGCAAAGCTGTAATATTCCGATTGAAATAATCTATCTTGGTTTAATGTATTACCACCGTAATACTCGATATTGTTAAGTAAATCGTCGTAGAAGAAAATATTTGTCTTGGTAGTATCTTCGTTTCGTGCAAATGCAGTAGCTTCCAATTGCCACCAGGTCCTATCTTTCGATGGTTCTGGTAGATAGAAATCGTTAATTGGATTGAACTCGCCGGGATTTCTGCGACCAAGGTATCCTGCTAATAGGTCGCTGTCTTTCTTTGAAAAAACTTGATCGAACGTTGCGTCGAAAAACTTTTTTTCTGTAACAGTCTGAAAGACTGCTGGGAGTTTCTTAATATACTGAGTCATGTAATTTCCATGTAAATAGCGAAGTAATTCATTACAACACTATTTATCACGGAAATTATCTACTACTTAAACTCTTAAGTTTTGTTCCGTAAGATTGGATACAATTTGCACGTTGTTTACAGATGCAGTCGACATAAACAACTGATTTGGTCCTGCAACAATTTCAAATAGGTTACCAAACTGAGATGTAGCGTTGTTTGGCACAATTACAACAGAACTAATAATTCTCGATAGTTGCTGGTGTATAAACGCTGCTAGTTCAGTATAGAAGAATTTTTCACCAAAATCCCAATTCCTAATATCGAAATATACGTCAATTGCTTGCACTACTCTTGTCTTAATTTCATTATCACTAATGTTGGTTGCTGGTGATTTTACAACCTTAAATGTAGCTTGTAACTTAGACTCAGCTTGCGTACCGAATAGGATTTTAAATGTGCCAGAATTCCATATCATGTTATCGCTAACCATTTTATACTGATTGAGTTCTTGAAACTGTATTCTAAGTTGCTCTGTGGTAGGTGCTTCTGGAAAAGATGCCATTGTGCCGTTTGAATTTTTCCAGATTATTACATCTCTGTAATATCCGTCGGTAACAACAATCATATCTACAATATTTGTAGCCGATGGATCGATTCGCTGATCTAACGGTGCGTAATGTTGCCACTTGAAATAGAATGGAATTTTTGCTAATCCTTCGACCGCTGAGTTTTGCGTAAACACCTTGCCGTTTTTGTCAAAGTGGTATCTATCGACAATATCTGTAACTAAAAGATTAGTTTCATATGATAGTGTGTCAGCAGTATTCTCGAACTCTAATGTATAATACACCCCGAATCCCGGCGGGCTAATTGAGGATATTAAGAAAGATTTATTGATAAAAAATTCGGTAACAATATCATTCTTATTATTCACTTGAGTAGTATTTGTTATCCACGAATATGCACTTGTATTATTAAAAAATGCAGTAACCTGAGAGGCAATTGACCCGCTTGCTGCAAAAGATATTTGGTTAATATTGTTTATGAATACTAAGTCTGCCGAGTCCATAAACACAACATTGCTCGGTGGATTAAGCGGATCAGTAACGAGTGTAGTTGATATAAAAGGAGGACTATATAATTCACCTGTATTACTAGGTGAAACAGGAAAATATACAAAATACTGTGTTACTGTGTTGGCTAATTCAGTATTCCAACTAGCTACCCACGGACGAGTGCTCTGGTACCCCGATACCTCGTTAGAAAAATATTCAAATACGATGCGATTGTCCGGTCCTACAATCTTATCGAACCCGGACGGGTTGTCTGGTATACCGTCACTGTCGGTATCTACTAACGATACCTCAACTTTTGCAGTGTCTTGATACCCGTCGTCTTGTATAAACACACCGGTGATATTAAAGTTTACCTCTTCACGAAGATATGATGTCGATGGGTCGACGATTACTGGCTCGTTATTATTGATTGAGCTATTCGTATTTACAAGCGGCATAATTTCAATAGTGTCTTGTAATGCAAGACCTGTTGCGTTATCAATAACAATTTGATTTGGTTCCCAATAAAACCTGACATCTCTATATGATTCGAATATATAAACCCTGCCTCTTGCAGTTAGATCGTATGTTGTAATACCAAGCTGATTGTTGCTTGCAATAGCAACATACAATAAGCCAGATGCAGGAGTAATTGGCCAGTTTTGTGTAGAATATATTTGCGGTTGACCCAATACAACATCCGGGTTGGCATATTGCCAAGGTTGATCCGATTGGTCCGATAATCCGGGGGCGGCAACTGTTGAGGTGTGCCATTCGTTTGTTAACAGGTCGTAATACAACCAAAAGGAAATACCGGCATTAATTGCTGCTGTAATCTCGACTATTTCAGATGTGGTTAAATCGTTTCTAAATGCAGGGAATACTTTAGCAACCTGAAAGTTATTCTGTTCTTCTTTGCCTAATTCAACAGGTCCTGTGTTTGCAAAAGATGTCAACTGATTTACAATTAACGGAATACCGGACTGCACAACACTATTCACTGTAACAGAATTAATTGTTTGAGTAATTGTTGTAGGAGTTGATAAATTACCCAGTTCTATTACCGAGCCGGTGCCAATTAACGACCATGGTTGATATGTACCACCTAAAGTATTTGACGGTGTTAAAGTGTTTACTAACGGACTTGCACTACCGGCTGGTGCCGCTGAAAAATATCCAGTATCGTTTTTAAACTTCACTGGGCTTGTTTGCCAGAAAAGAGAGGACGACGGATCTGTTGACGTAGGAACAAGATCAAGCAGGGATCTTCCTATGGGCTGAGTAGGAGATGGATTTACTCTCACTTTTCTTTCAAATTGCGGAAGATATTCATCATAGAAAAATGAGGATACCTGCTGGTCTCTTAACAACTCCTGAATTGTGTTAACAAGAACAGAATCGATATTACCGGAATTACTCGAGTCACTAATTACCTGAGATAATACGTTTTGGTTATCTCTAAAAAGTGCACCGTCTTGTCCAAAAATGATTAAGTCTCTATGAAAGCCTGTGGGATCATTTAAGTCAATATATCTGCTCTGTCCGCTATATGTTCGGTTAGTAGCCTGTATTTTGGCAATTTGATTACCAAAAATAAGTGGCAATACGTTATAGTCACTACCATTAACCATTCGAGACTGCGTCGAAAACACCTCCGGTGCTCTCAAACGAATTTGCTCGTCTGTTTCGGTTGCGGCAGCATTACCAATTGTCTGTTCAAGATTAAAAACAATTCTTAATGTATAATCCTGCTGGTCTTTACCAATATATGGAATGTTAATTTGCAAGCCCTGGGCGTCAGCCGGACGAATAATTAGCGGCTGGTTTGCACTTGTTCTGATCCAGAATCTAAATAAGCCAGTTGGTACATTACCAAAGTTGCCGTCTGCAAATCTTACATTAACTGTATCATTCGCTCCCGATATTGCATTAAAAATATTTCTCTCTGAGAACTTAATACTGTTATAGATAATATTTTCGCCCGACAGAGCCGGCACCTTTAGCCATTTTGTAATAACATTTCCGTTTTGGTCTGTTTCTTGAACATATACGTCATCTTGGTTAATGTCCTGGATATCAATAGGGAATGTTCTATTTGGAACAGGAAATTCAAAATTCGTGTCTACGTTAAATAACGACCCTTGCCTAAAGTATAGAAAAAATCCTGTATTATCAGACGACACCCCTAGACTGTCGTTTCTGTAGATAAAGTTAAATGCATCTGCCGGGTCTGGATGCCTTTCAAAAATAGTCTCGTTTGATATAAAATCGGGATTACAAATATCAACCGGGTACTGTTGCCCATTAATTGGTATAGTTACCGGGTACGCAACATTTAACTGTCTAACGCTATTAAGCTGATACAAGTCGGTTGGTATACTGCCAATGTTGCCGCTTTTTGTTGGGCGACCAAACGGATTAAGATTACTGAATGCAGCATTACAAATCTGAACAAACTGGTCAAACCAGTCTGGGTTATTTGGGTCGTCCCAGAACACGGTCAGGTCGTTGATATTGTTACCGTTTGCATCTGTTAATATTTGATCAGTTTGCACCGCGGCAATTTTGAATAAGCCGCTGGCTGCTACGTTTCTTCGCGGAACATAGTTAACCATTTGTGCAAGACGTATAATACTTTCGCGACGCTCGGCAGTGTCAATAAAGTTTTCACGACTATTAAGTTCTGTACGGAATGCAAGGCTTGTGCCTAAGTATGCAAGCAATTCAACAATTGCAATAAACTCCGAACTCTCAATATAGTCGTTGAAGTCTTCTGGATAATATGTCTGGATGTAATTTAAGAGGGCTTGTTTAAGCGTATCGAAATCATATGCAGTGTAATCAATGAACTGATATGCTTTAAAGATTTTTTTATAATCAGAGGCTGCAAAGAGATTACTTTGTCTAATAGATGCTGACATTAAAATGTTTCCTTGTCTTTGAGACTAAAGATAACAAACAAGTTATCTGTGATAGATTCGGGCTTAAATAGTAGTTGCATAGCAACAGTTAGCGATTGGTCTTCCTGAAATACGTCGATTGACACGAGCTCAACACGCGGATCAGAATTTACAACATTTGTTGCATCTTCTATGATTGCGTTTTTTGTATATTCGTCAAACGGGTCAAACAGGTACTCGAAAATTCGTGTGCCAAAATTAGGCAGCATAACTCGTGAGCCAACAGGTGTAGCAAAGTGATTATTGATATCTCGCTTAACTAATTCAATGTTAGTCAATGTATACGGTGGCAACGGTTGACCAACGGTATTAAAACCGACAAAGTACGGTCTTCTTGTAATTCTTTGCTGTCGCGCGCCTTGCTGATTTACTGCCATATAATTCCCTTTTTGTTATTTATCAAGAAAATTATATGACAGTATTATTAGCCAAACCGCTTGAGCCCAGGACTGTAATTATTTCTGTACATAGTCATTACCTTCGAGCTCGATGTCGGTGGTCGATTACCAGCCGGATTAAAACTTAAATGGTACCATGCTAATCCAGATAGTGAACTGTGCTCGAATATAAATTGATCATACTTAATATTGTCTTTAATCCATTGTGCATTTTCCCAATATCTGGAGTATGTCCAACCGACAAATTGTATATCCATTGCTCGCCCTAATACATGCTGACTTAGCCCGCTTGATGTACTATTTGTATTTCTTATTCCGCTATTAATTCTAAACGGCCCAAATTTAGCCCTTAGTGGTTCTGCTACATTAACGGCAAGTGCTTGTAAGTTACACACACGCTGAGATGCAGATACGCTTCCGACAGCAGTAACTGGATTTGGGTACAATGCACCTACACTAAAATCACGAACTGTAAAATTTGCACTTAACTGATATCCGTAATTGCCGGTCCAGGCGGTACATGTTACAGGTACACCATTGCCGCCTGGCGCGGGAGTGTCATTGGATTGTTGAGATTTTTGTGTTATTGGACCTGGTGGCACCGTTTGGTTGGGCGGCGGCACCTGTACGCCAGTTGTCCCTGTTGTGTTATTGCCGCCGGCAATACTTTCGTCGTCGGCATCGGCAGTCGGGTCTCCCTGGTCCCCGCTAACTGTTAACAATTCTTGTGCATTAACAAAGTCGCTTGTTGATAAGAGAACTCCTCCTACCACTACATTCGGTGATGAGCATGACATAATATTACCCTGGGTACTTTAAGTTACAGCATGTAGGGTCAACACCCTGTGCTATCATTGTTGCTATATTATTTCCGCGACGTCTGCCCACCTGGGCGTACCATACAGAATTTTTAAGTTCAACAGCAGCTACGTTAAAATCCTTTGCTTTCATTGCCTTGATAAAATTAACAAATTTTGAAAGTCTTGGTTGACCTAAGTTAAATGCCAAATCGCATACAGCTCGTTTTCTTATATCAGATAGGCTACTCCATACATCGCCCATTAATACTTGTGCAATCTTAATTGCTGATGCTGAATCTTCGGTATACCACTGATCTACCTGATCTTGTGATATCGGTGTACCAATTGGAAACTGAGGTATTTCATTATCCCTTAATAGGTGTCCAATGCCGCCGTGTAGCAGGTTCATAGTATCCACATATATTTTATATTCAACACCTTCATGGAGTATCAATTGGCACTTTAACGCAGCAAGATTTAAATCCTTTGAGAAACTATCGTTACTAACTGGATCGCCGGCCACCTGCGTATTATTTGCCCCCGGTACAGTCGATGGCGGTGGTGCTGTTGTTGCGTTATTTCCAGGGGCGCTCGACCCGTTATATGTTCTATCGGCCTCGTCGAGTACAACATTAGTACCGGATATCTGCGACAGATTAAATGACTTATGTTCCGGGCACGGTTCATATGTTGGTAATTTCGAAGCAGTTGTCTTAAGTGGTTCGGAATTTCTCTTAAACTTTGTCGCAGGATCATTCCAGGTTGCTAAAATATTGATTTTATCATTTAACGGCTTAATTTCTGCTGGTGCCGACGGGCCGGCCGACATTGCCGGGTCGGTACTAACTGGTGCTGTCGTAGTAGGCGATTGTGGAGAAGCGGGTCCACCGCCCCCAATCGGCGAGTTATCAAACACAACAGTATTAGATTTCATTGTTCCGGACTGTGTAGATTCTGCCTTTATTGCAACAGCGTCAAGGTTTTCCATCTTAACATTTGTCCCAATTTCCAAAGATATACCGTCAATGCTAACAACGTTCCCGGCAGTAAGAACTATGTCCTCAGTTGCATTAAGGCTCGACGAGGAATTTGTGCAAAATGCCATATCCTTGTCTGAAACAACCGATAGTTTACCTTTGGATCCTATGCGAATGTCACCACTTGATGCAAGATCAAATGCAGCATCTGTGGTCATTTTTATGCCCATTTTTGAGCTAAAATCCATGCCGCCCTCTTTAGTCTGCACCGCTAAGGCACCACCTATATTAATATTCATGTTATTGTCTGTGACTGTCAGATACGCTGTGTTTTTTGCAGTGCTGTGCCAATTGTTTAGTGACTGCATTACAATGTTGCCGCCATCGCCGTTATTTTCCCCTACATATTGCCAATAAGGAATAGTTGCCGGTTCTGGTAAATTGTTTACATCATACGTAAATGATGTTGTTGTTTCAGTTGTATCTTTAGCTGCCTTCATAAAAATATTCTGGCCAGCTTCGATATTAATATTTCTATCAGCACGTAAATTGATATCTCGTTGTGCCCTCATTGAAATATTTGTTGCACCAAAGATATCAATGTTACCTTCTTTGTCCATTTGTACCCATGCAGTACCGTCGCGATTGATAAGATAGACAAACCCGTTAGTTTCGTCAATTCTAATTTTAGCCCCAGACTTAGTTGCTATTTCGGCGTGCTCTGTTCCAGTGCCGTCATCCATAATAAGTGATGAACCACCTTTTCTCCGTATATCAGCTGGCGCCGCGGCGGGATTAATTTCGGGCCCTGGTGTTAAAATACCAAACACTTTACTTGGTGCTTCTCGTCTTGCACCCGACGTAGTTGTTCCTCGAACTGGATCGGTTATTAAACCCTGATTTCCAACTCCTTGAAATTTTGTTGTATTAACCGGATGATATGCGCGATCTGGCTGTGTTACTTTCTTGTCCCATTTATTGTATTCTGCAACAGGCACATCTTTACCAGGATATTGCCAATTTTCTGAATCGGCCGGAGTACCGGGAATCATATTATTCATGAACTGATCATAAACAGACCCAATCCAAAATCCGCGAGCAGGGTCACCTCCTGCAAACATTACCAACACCTGCACATTTACGTCGGGTGGTACCATCCACATACCGTACGAAGTCTGAGTTCCGTCGAACGATTTAATATCAGACTGGCTGGTCGACTGTTCGTTTGTTGCCCCAGAGAACGGCGAGCAATAATTAACTGTTAGCCATCCCTGTTCCTCTTCTGGTGAAGTGCCGAATTCCGGAATCCATACGCGCAATCTTCCGTTGCGTTGGACATCATCTGCTGCTTTAACAAATGCAACAAACACTCCGAATAGTGCCGGGAACCGACCAAGTGTCTCGAACTTATCGTTTGATGTTGGCTTTGTAGTGCGCGTGTTTGTATCTAAATATGCCATTTATTTTATCCAAAAGTGTTAGGAAGGCCAGGTATAATGTTTGGCAAAGATATCGGCACGTTTGACGATAATGCCGAACGACCAATCGACGATAAACTGAATGTGCTTGCGTCTGTCAACGGTGTGCGAGCTACGAACCCCTCGATGAGGTTTGAATTGCCTGCAAGAATCTTTTTAGTAGTTATTGCCGTGGCAGGTATGATGTTAGGTGTTGTTAAATTATTTAACGATGTTGGCTTATTAGGTGTCTTTGCATCAGTTTCAATTTGATCTAAAATGTTTAATACGCGAATTTCGGGATCTAAAATACATTCCAGGTCTTGTTCAAATTTACCGTTTAGAAATCTATTAGTAACTGTCGTTACTTTAAACACACCGCTAAATGTTTCGACGTCGGCGTTAGGGTTTGAACTATCTTGATTTTCATCAATGTTATAAATCCTGGGAGACCTAAATCTAATTAGTAAAAAATTATCAGTTCCGTATGTGTTTACAGATTCAGTTAATAGTTTGTGCCCGTTCTTAATCAATTCTATTGCTGCAGATTGATCGGGTAGCAAAGATTTAAAAATCCTACTGTTTTTATCTGTAATAGGTTGTGGGAACAACCAAAACGGATCTCCCTTAATCGAGAGTTTAATGTGTTGAAATGAGCTGTCAAG